CAGGTCGAGCCGGCCGAGCCCCACATTCCGAGCGCATCGGACCAGCCGAAGCTGTAGCGCTCGCGGGCCTTGTACCGGCAGTTGCCGGTGTCGAAGTCCTCGTCCATGCCGGTCTTGAGGGCGACACGGTTGAAGTGCTTCAGCCCGTTGGGCACGTCGGTCTTGATGAACCAAGCGTTGGTGTCCAGCAGGTAGTGGTTCACCGTGTAGCCGCCCGGGATCGCCGACATGTTGCGGATCGCGTTGATGTCGTTGTCGGCGGTCGCGGTGCGGCCCTCCGACTGCAACAGACGCACCGCCGTGAACTGGTAGGCCGGCGGCACCACCAGCTTGCGCGCGAGCGCCGCGATCAGCAGACCGCGCTCATCGGTCCAGCCGGCGATCTGGATGATCGCGGCTTCCAGCGCCGTCTCGTTCAGGTCCACGCCCGTGGGCGGGGAATTGAAGTTGACGCCGCCGCCGACCAGCGGGTGTCCGACACGGGTCGCTGCAGCGTTGACACCGAACAGCGACACGCCGTCGCCGCCGAGGAACGAGCCGCTGAACCCGTTGTTCAGGATCGCCGCACCCTTCACCTGCTTGGTGTAGGCCATCGCTCGCGCGAGTGCCTTGGTGTAGCGCGCCGAGAGCGAGTCGTAGAGGTTGTCCTCGACGGCTTCCTCGGTGACGCTGAAGCCCAGCGCGATCGTCTCGTGGACGTAGCGCGAGGTGAACGCTTCCTGTGCGTTGTCGTAGCTGAGCGCGTCGCCTTCGGCTTTCACCGGAGCGGCGCCGAAGCCCGAGAGCTTCACTTCTTCCTCGAACGAGCGCTCGGAGTTCTCCGTCTCGAAGATGTCCTTGTGCTCTTCCGGGTACTGCTTGTATTCCAGACCGAACAGTGCGTTCAGCCCGGGAAGCAGCTCCTTCATCAGTTGTGCGCGTGAGATGGCCATGTTTGTTGCTCCTTGTTGCTGACGGCTTGGTCAGATGCCGACAGCGTTGAGGTAGCTGTGCTGGCCGGGGTTGAACTTGACCAGCACGTCTTGGAACGCATCGCCGAGGGGGGCGACGAGAGCCACGACGCGGAAGGCCGCTGCTGCGGTCTGAACGGTCGTCGTCAGCGCCGAGGTGGAGTTGCCAGTCCGGGTGTTGCCCGTGCTGGTGGACTGCACCGCGGAGAAGAACGTGTTCGCACCGATCGACGCTTGCGGACCGACGCCGCTGAGCTGCGCTTGGAACAGCACGTCCGGGTCCGCGACGACCTTGGCCTTGATCAACGTGCCCGTGGGAGCGACGTAGCTGGCCGGGTAGTACTGCGAGAACATGAGCTGCCCTTGGGCATTGACGAACTCGCAGCCCATGAAGACACCGATGGTGCCCGCCGGGAACGCGTTCGTGGTGCCGTCCGCACCCGTGGCCGTCATCAGGACGATGTAGCCGTTGGTGTCGAGAGCGACGACCGACCCGTAGAAGATGTTGGTCGCGATACCAGCCGGGTTGATCTGGAATTCGCTGACGGCGCCCGCGTAGGGCAGACCGTCCATGCGCTTGACGGGGCGCAGCCCGTACGGGAGTGCCGTTGCTGACATGGTGGTTCCTTTAAGTTCCGTTGCCGAAAGAGCTACCGCGGGTCGTCTTGGTCTTGCGTTGGACGAACAGCGGCATCCGGGGGTCGTTGTTGCGCATGAGAGCACTGTCCACCGACTGCATCTGCTTGCGGGCCTGATCGGCGTAGTACTGGTTTCGGGCCAGCACCTTCGTCGTGGGCATCTTGCAGAGCATCAACCCACCGATCTCGATGTTGCCTGCGGCGTTCGCCGGCAACTCCAGCTCGGGGTGATCGATCGCCTTCACCGGCACCCAGCCCTCGCGCAACCGCTTGCTCACGTTGGTCGGATCGGCGACCCCCATCACATGCGTGGCGACCCAGTGAAAGGTCATGCCCTGCTCGGGATTGGGGACAGGCAGCGTGCTCGGTGGCACGTAGGACTCATCACGAACTTCTTCTGCACGCGTCTCGGTTTCACGAGGTGCGCGGGGGGTTGCGGACGGTGTTGCGCTCATTTCTGCTCCAGACGCACGACTTCCAGTGCGTATTGCTGCGGGGTGAGGCCGAACTTCTTCGCCAACGCGATCTGCGTCTGCGTGAGCTTGACCTTGGTGACGCCACCGACGGTGCGGGAAGCCGGAGCTACCGGACTCGTGGGGCGCGTGCGCTGCGTGGAGCGTGTGTCGTCACCGGTGGGTGCGGCCCCGAAGAAATCGGGAAACACCTCGCGAAGCCGGCCATCGACTTTTTCGTAGTACTCATCCGAGCGAGGATCGACGCCCGACTTCACCAGCTTCTGGTGGAAGCCCAGCGCGAAGCTGGTCATGTCCTCGTTCCCGTCTGAGCCGAACCACTGGTTTTTTGCCTGCCAGCGCAGGGTCTTTTGATCGACAGGTTCTTCAGCCGGGCCGCTTACTGCCGGCAGTTGTACCTCAGTTTCTTCTTGCTGTACAGCCCGCGGCCGGTACCGCTCGATTTCCCTGAGTTGAATCTTCGCTTCGAGGAGCTTCTCCTGCGCCGCCATCTCGGCGTCGGGATCGAACGCCTCCTTGGCCGCTTTCAGCTCGATGCGCGCGGCCGCGAGCGCCGCCTCGGCGTTCTGCTTCGCCGCGCCGACGAGCTGCGTCTCGCCCTCGACCGTGCGCTGCTGCAGGGCCCGGTTCTGCGTGAGCAGGGCCTGTGCCGCGCGTGTCGCTTCGTCGCGCTCGCGCTCCGCAGTCTCGCGGGCCCGGCGCTCGTCATGGCGTGCGTGCGTCAGCTCGCTGAAGCGCTGCTTGACGCCGGCCGAGTAGGTGGACAACTCCTCATCGGTCGGGTCCTTGACCTCGCGGCCGAGCGGCTTCCTGCCGCGGTCCTTCTCGGGGGTGTCATCGACGATCTCAACGTCGTCGAGGTTCACGTCCTTGTCGTGGCCGTTGGCCTTCGACTTGACCTCGCCGCCCTCGGCTGCGCCGTCGATGGTCACTTCTTCATCACTTGCGTCGGTTGCCATTTACCTCTCCTTTAAGCCTGCACGCGGAGAATGCCGCGAGGGTCATCGACGACAGCTTCCACTTGGTCGTCGTTCAAGATGCGGAACTCCTGCCCAAAAATCTTGAAGCGGGTTCCGGCATAGGTGCGGACCACGATGTAGTCGCCTTCCTTGCACCACGGCCCGCTCGGAAAGCGGTCGGGGTTCTTGTAGGCGTCGGGTCCGAGCGCAAGCACGTAGAGCACGGTCGTTGCCGCCTCTTCGTCAGCCATCGTTTTCGCGGCCTTGACCAGCACCGATTGCTCGAACGACTCCTTGGCCTTCGGGATCGCGCAGAGGACGTGATAGCCCGCGGGCTTGGGCAGCATCCGCGATGCGGGCTCTGCGGCTTCGTTGGCGCTCTCGCGCTCTTGCGTGATGCCTTCCGGCAGGATCAGGTTGGGGTCAGGTGTCAGAATCGTCGATGTCATCGAGGTGGTCCAGCAGGGCTTTGATGAGCTGCTCGGCGAGGGTCAGCCCCGAGATGACCCCCACGAGGTTTTGGTAAGCGGCGTAGTCCACCGGAGCGCCTCGCGCGAGCGCATCGCCGCGCACGCGAATCTCCGTCTGGACCTTCTTCAGGAGGTCGTCGGCATCCCGCGGTGAGTCGCCCTTCATTGCGGCGGCATCCCTTCAGGGGGCACAGGCGGCGGGGCCGGCTGCGCCGCAGGCACTGCGGGCTGGGGCTCAGGCTCGGGCACCTGCGGTGCCGGCCCCGCCGCCTCTGCCTGATCGTCCGACGGCTCCTCGGTCTTGCTCAGGCCGATCTCGTTGGTATCGTGTTCCGCTGCAAGCCGATCCACGTCGGCCTGCGCGTTCGCGCGGTCCTGCGCCAGCAGCTCCTGATCCTGCGCGCGGCCCATCATGCCGACCTGCAGCGCCTTGACCTCGATCTGCTGCTCGCCCAGCTCGCCGGCCTGCATCAGCTTGTCGCGGGCGATGTCGATCTTGTCGGCCTTGTCGGCGGCATCGATGCTGACCTTCTTCTCGGCCAGCGCTGCCTTGTCCTCCAAGTCCGCGGCCTTGACCTTCAGCTCGTTCTCCTTGATGCCCAGCTCGCGATCGCGCTGATCGAGCGCCCGGGTCTGCAGCGCGATCATCGGGTCCTTCGCTGCCTGCGCAGCGGCCGCAGCCTGCTGCTCCTGCATGTGCTGCTGCGCGACCTGCTGGCCGGCGGTGGCCATCGCCTGCGCAAGCGCCTGCGACTGCTGCTCGTCCATCGGCTGCGCCGGGTCCGGCAGCGGCTGGCCCATCGCCGTCTGCACCTGCGAGCGGTACAGGTAGGCAGTGTGCTCGGCGATGTGCGCCTGCATCGCGCCCATCAGCATCGGCGCCTGCGGGTTCTGGCCGAGCGACTGCGCGATCACCGGGTCCTGCATGAACGCTTGGTGCACCGCGAGGTGCGACGCGTGATCCTGCTGCACGAACGCCTTGATGGGCTTGGCCATCAGCACGTTCATGTTCTCGGTCACGGGGTCGGCGGGAACCGCCTCGGGCTTGAGCGGCACGAGCTTCGCGGCGTTCTTGATGCCCAGCACCTCAAGCATGCCCCGATGCAGCTCCGCGAGGTCGTAGACCTGCGGAGCGGTCGAGGAGAGCTGGATCGCTGCTTGGTACTGCACCACGCGCTGGCTCATCGTCGCAGCGCTCGGATCGCTGACCGGGATGATGTCAACCATCGCGAAGTCGGCCTGCTTGGTGCCCGGCTTGTTGTCGGTCGTCTCGTAGCTGTAATTGTCGTCGCCGGAGTCCTTGATGACCTCCTTCAGAAGTTTGAACTCGTGTTTCAGGCTGTTGTGGGTTCTGGCTTGGACCGCCGACATGACCTTGAGCTGGCGCTCCAAGAGCGCCAACGTCGTGCCGACCGGCGCCTGCGCGCTCATGTCGCTGATCTTCATGTCGGCCGTGCCGGGGATGCGCCGGCCGTCCTCGATGATCTTGTCGAGCAGCGCTGCGAGGGTCGCGTCGGCGCCCTTGTACGGCAGCGGAAGGAGGTTGTCGCGCAGCGTGCCCGAGAGCACGTCCACGTCGCGCCATTCGCCGGGGCTGATGGGCGTGTCATCGCCCTTGATGCGCAGGCCCTTGCTCTTCAAGCCACCCGGCAGGTTCGCGAGCGTGCCTGCGTCGATGAGCATGCGGATGATGCTCGTCGCGCTCTTGGCATACCCGCCGATCAGGTGGAAGAGGCCGTAGCCGTAGGGCCCGAAGCCGGGCACGTAGTCGTACTGGACGAAGTGCTGGCGGCGCATGAAGAGCGGGTCGCCCTCGTTCCAGTTGCGGCGGATCGACAGCATGTCGCCGCCGCGCAGTTTCGTGACCACGTACGGCCGCGGAATCTCGTCGCCCTCCATCGCCGGAAAGGCCATGTGCACCTGCACCTCGTAGACC